ATGATTGATAAAAAAGACCGAGGGGAACTTATCAGCAACATTTTTACAAAAACTGCATCAGGAGAATATGAGTGGTTTTATTTAGATAGTAACGTTGAACTTTATGAAAAACTAAGTCTTAATGAAAGGAGACCCTTAAAAGATACTAAAAGAAATGTTTTATTCAAAGTAATGATCACTGATAATTTTGAGCATGATAGTAGCTTCTATACAATAATAAAAGGTAATTATATTGTATTGGTTGCATATCCATCAAATTCAGATGTTCCTCAACCCTTGTCTGATCGATTGGAATTATTCTTTGTTCCGAGGACTTATAAGGGAATCGAAAGCATCGAAGGTAATTCAGATATTGTCGATCTTCACACTGAAATAAAAAGTAAATTTCCAAGCGTTCAAGATATTATCAAAGATATATTATCATAATATTAAAATAGGCGGCCACCCCGAAGGATGACCGCCTTTCTTATGCCTTAAGCAATGTTTTGATTGTTGACTTCCCGACTCCGTACCCGGAGTTTACCGTCCATCCCTGCGTCCGGAAGAAGTCCTGCACTCTGGCTGCTGTCTTTGGTCCCCACTTGCCGTCGATATCCAACTTGCCAAGTTTGTACTGCAGCCACATGATATGCGGTACCGGTGAGTCCTCCTTTATTGTCGTAAAAGTCGGAGTGTAATCATCAAGGAAGATCCTGATCTGCTCACGCTCCCCGGAGTTGTTGCCACGAGTCCACCGGCCAGAATCGTTATGCTTTGCCTTGCGGTAGTCATAATACTGGTCAAAAGTCAGCTCGGTGAACTTTGCCTGTCCTACGGAGTCCCGGAAGAAATTGAATGCAGATACGGATCCATCACGTACAGAGCAGCTCCATACAGCTTCCTGCCATGCGATCGAGAGCTTATTGATGTCGACCTTGTAATTTTTTTTGAAATACCCGTTTGTCACATCATAATAAATACTCTTGATGTAATTGCGTTCGGTCTTTTCAAACTGTGTTACACCAACTGCTTCGATGCAGGCATTCCAGCATTTCTTAACCGCTTCGACCGGTGAGCAGTAATCTTCTCCTGGATATTCTTTAGAAGCGAAATCTGCTTTGCTTTTATTGAAATACAGGTTGAATGGCTTACTTGTTTTCGGGAACTTCTTCTGTAAAAACCAGATAACATTTCCCCAGCGGAGTGTCAGCTGGTATGTACCAAAAGAGGCTCCCCAATCATTACCGCACTGAGCAATGACTTTACAGCCCCTGGATCCTGATTCAAACTTTTTGACGTATTGTCCTTGTATATAATCATTCATTAATCATCACTCCTAATCTGAGTGATCGCCTGTATTACCTTATCGTATCCAACCATAGCAGACAGCCAGCTTAACGCCATTAGAGCAATCAAATATACGACGTATGCTGCGTCAAATGCCAGGTTTTTGATCAATGCATAACATACTCCCACCAGTGCAGATAAAACGAGAGAAACGCCTCCTGCAAGCAGATTGGAGTAATACTTTTTCCCGAGCTCATCCAATGTTGACTTGATCCCCTGAACAAACAGTGTCGTAAACACCGATACGATAAGTAACCCTAATAAAAATAATGATAATGTCATACTTTTTCCTCGCTTTCTTGTATTTGTTTTTTTGATTCAACCTTTGATTCCAGTCCTTTTAGTACAGTGGTGGCGCATAGCTGCGTCCCCCATAAGGCAAACCATACCTTTGTGAGTGTCGCCGGTAACAAGATCCCATGATGAGCACACAGGATGTATACCGGCAGATATATGGCACACATAAACAGCCCCAGGAGGACCACCTTTTTCATAAATCTCATTTGCTTAAGTCTTCGCATCTTCATCCCTCCTGATCGTGTGCCTGCAGGTTAATGTGTTTCTCGATCTTCTTTATTGCTTCGGTTACCGGGCCATTACAACCTTGTTCACTGAGCCCTTTCAGGCAGGCAAGCAGGCCGTATGTGATCAAACACTGTTCGGCTTGTATTGCTTTGGTCACTGCGCTCTGCTCTTCTTTCATTACTTTAATTTCATTTTCCTGATCAGCTTCGTGCTGCTTTAGGTCGTCACCCATCTTATTGCACTTGTTGTAAAACTTATAGATTGCAATCACTCCCCCGATGAGTGTAGTCAGTGCTACCAGTACGGCAGCTGCCTTTATGATTGTGTCTGCATCGATATACATTAACTCCTCCTGTCCTATTTTTACGCACTAAAAAGCCACCCGGTAAAGGTGGTCTATGCTCTTAATTTATTTCGTAAACCATGTACGCTTTTTGTGCCGCCACTGACCCGGCAGTAAGTGTATTAAAAAATCCAATATAGGTGCTGTATAGGAATGGATTTGTAGCTGTCGTTGCTGATCCTATTCTTTTGGTCCCTATAAATAAAATAGGATAAACATCGGTTGCGAACACCCTTGGCCGTATCTCTTCCGGCAGAGCAATTGAACATGATGTTGATCCATTACCATCAGCACAATAGATATCAAACGCAACAAAGCATGTCTTCCCGATTATCTTATACCGGAACTCAACTACAACACCAGTTGGTGTTGCGCCGCCCCATGTCACTGATGGAGAAAGTACATTCCATTCATCTTTTAAGCTATTATTGATCTTATTGCTTCTGGCCGATAAAAGATTTTCATGTTCTGACTTATAAAACCCTTTGTAAAAGTCGCTGTAAGTTACAACTTCAATTTGTCCTGCATCAACATAGTTTTTTATGTAGTCTAACAATTCCGTATAACTTGCCTCACTACAATAGGATGTAGAAGTTGGCACATCCATCAGACCATGGCAAAGAATGCTAATGCAGCTGCCCTCATTTACCGCTTTATCAATAAATCCTTTGACCGTTGCTACAGAATACGTTGTCTGCCCTGTGTAATCAGATACTGACCATGTTGGTAATTCGATACTTTCTTCGTCGTAATGAGTTATGTTTGTCAGGCTGTTTGCCATACGTACGATTTTAACATTAAGGCTTTTGGCAATCTCGCATATATTGTCACTTGCAAGGTTGTGTCTGCAAAAATATGCCACTGGGTTATAAAGATCATGTTTATTTAAGATATCCAAATACCCTGAAATCGAAGCTTCCCAAGCATCATAATAAGTATCATCATTCACCGTTGTGTCACCCAGGTTCGCATCTGTCCCATAATAAAATGACCAATCCCATCCGTTTTCCTGCAATTCTACAAGCTCAGCTTTTGTTATTGCCGTGGATGTTGACTCTGGGTATACTCCACTTTGTAATGCAAATGTTGCAGGGAAGCCATATTGTTTGAGCACGCGGAAAAAATCATCATAAATAGTTGCGGTACTGCTATCGTCGAAACATAGCATTACCTTTGGTTTTAGTCTGTATCCTGTTACAAATGAGTCAAGATACAGTGCAAAGTCAGATGTGCCCTCGATCGTGATTGTTAGTGATGTAGTGGTAACATCAGCAGATGCAATCCATTTCTTAAAATTCCACCCTGCAAGATTCGTGTAAGAAGAAAACGCTGCAATAACATCACCATTACTTGCTTGAATGGTAACGCCTCCGCAGCTATCGATATCCTTTTCAGTCGCATTCCAAAAAAATCCTACAACATCACCTGCTTTATAACTTATGTTTAATCCATAAATGGCCGCCTGCACTCTGGATCCGGCAACGGTCGGTTTTATTTTAACGGATTGAGCTGCTCGCTTTGTTTTATCAGTAGTTTTGGTAAGTGTTGCATTTGCCACAGAATAATAACTGCTATAATCTGCAAAATTGCAAATCACATTTCCATAACTTTCAATGATCGGGCTATTGCTTTGCAATCTATCGATGTCCCCTCGATTATCTGCAATATCCTGCTTGTTAACTGCTATCTGCTGGGCATTAGCTGCAATATTTTGCGTGTTAGCCGCCACTCCCGATGCATTATCACTGGCGGCCTGAGTGTTTGCTGCTATAGCCTGCGCATGGGCAGTAAGTGTCGTGTCATGCCCGGATACCGCTTGCTGTAGCGTTCCGATATCTGCGGTGTTCGCTCCGATGTCCTCCGTGTTTGCCTGCGCTACGGCTGCAACATCAGCGATATCCTGTGTTTGTTCCGCGATAGCATCTGTATGCTCCGATACGGTCTGCCCGAGCGCTGAAAGGCCGTTGCTTACCACGCCTATGCTGTTTGTATTTTCTGATATTGCCTGAGTTTGCCCTGCTACGGTATCGCTCAAATCACTGATATTATTACTGTTTTGCTGTATCGCTTGTGCCTGCTCTGACAATGTTACAGTATGTCCTGATACCGTCTGACCCATAGCGACAATGTTATTTGCATTAGCTGTGATTGCCTGTGTATTGCTGGCTACAGCCTGATCAATCGTATTGGCCTGTTCTGTCAACCCGTCAACTGCGTCAGATAGCGCCTGCACTGCTTCTGAGCCACTACCTTCGATTTGTTGCTGTAGTTGTTCAACAAGGACTGTAAGAGTATCCATCCGCTCGATGTATGTAGGGTCCACTACACCAAGAGGATCCCGCTCTGCCTCTCCGCTTGATACGACCTTGATTTTATCGAGCATTACGGCCGGAAGTCTCTTGGCATTACCGTCGTCAAAGTACCCAACCAGGTAAAGCATGTAATCACCGGTGATAAGGTTGAGCCCGTCATCGACATTGCTCTCATATTTGCCTGTTGTCTCGTTGAGCGTGAGCTCCATGGACAGCTCTTCTTCTGCTCGGGCGAAGAAAGCTTTGATCCGGGTAAACCCTTCATAATCTTCCGGCAAAGAAAAAGCAGCTGTATATACATACTTGCTGCCGGATACTATTTGGCAAGTGTCGGTCCTCACTATGACCTGACCTGTTACTTTAAATTTTAACTGCATGCTGTCACCTCACTATTCTGCGTAGGTCGTTTCAACAAGTGCTACAAGTTCGGCGTACTCTTCATCTGTCAACCGGTCGGCCGCAAGATAAACATCGAGCATTTCAAGGCAACGCTCCTTTGTTTTCTTCTTTGATTCTATGACTGTTTTCATGATCGTATATGCTGTCATCGCTTACTCCTTTCCTATAATCCGAGCTGTAGCAAGCTCACATCGTAAATGATGTCAGCCTGCACTATTGTTGAGTCAATTTCAAACGCATCCTGCTGCGCCTGCAGCGCCTCTATTCGCTCCGCTTCCGTTGGATTGCGTTCAATCACCGCTCCGTCCCGGTAATAGATGCCATCAACGTATGAATCGCCTAATCTGACTGGATAAAGCGATACATCTGCTGCAATGGCATCTGAACCATAACATGCCCTTGCCAGCTTGTTGGCCATTTCATAATCATCACAGATGCACAAATTATTTATTGTAAGTACATCGTTCTGCTTGCCCATAAGGGCAAATATCTGATTGCTATACATAGTTATCTCCCTTCGTTATGCCGCTTCCTGTTCATCCCATTTAATGATCACTATTCCGGATCCGCCTATTTCTCCCGCCAAGTAACCGGCTTGTCCAATAGGACCGCCAGCTCCGCCGCCTGTATTTGGCGTTCCCGGTGTGGAAGCTGCATAAATAGTATTTATACCTAATGCACCACCGTTGCCACCGCCATTTGCTCCGCCTTGTCCAGCCGTTGCAGATAAAGTACTGTAAGCATAATCAGCTCCACCGCCTCCGCCTGCGTATAGTGTGCCTGTTGCTTCACCGAACGCTCTCGTGGTTGTGCCCTGCCCAGTTCCAGGTGCAGTACCAGGGTTTGAGTTACTTCCATTCGATCCATCAGATCCGCCGTTACCGCCTGATGTCACTCCTGTACTCGTATTTGTGGTTCCTGCACCACCACCAGATCCTCCATTACCTCCGGTTGTCATGCTTGATCCTTCTCCTCCAAGCGCAACAGCTATCGCACCGCCGAATGAACTAGCGCCTCCGGTATTACCATAATATGTTTGTGTTACCGTTCCGCCAGCTCCAACAATCACACTATATACAGTATCTTTTGTTACCTGTATTTCAGCAGTAGTTGTATACCCCCCTGCAGCTCCACCCATTGCTCTTGGTCCAGAGTCAGAGGCATTACCTGTACTTCCGCCTCCTCCAACGCAAAATACTTTGATTGTCATATTGGCCGGTGCCGTCCAAGTACCTGAAACAGTAAAAGTTACGCTCCCAGCTTTTATCTTACCGGAAGCACGTCTTCTATTTCTGCATATTCCTGCCATAGTTTACACCCCGATTCTAACCGTGACCGGTATCGCAATCGTGGGTACCGTGCCCAGACATTTAAAAGTCACATATCCAGCGGTCTGTGTCGATATGACCATTTCAGCGTCAACAAAAGCTTCGAACTGTGCTTGTGTCACCGATGCATTGTTTACGTCATATGACAGCTTACTGTCTGCCGTAACACCGGCTACAGCAACTGTTAGCAGTGCACTTGACCATCCAGTTCCAAGCGTTACGTTTACATCGGTGGAATGTTTTGCTGCAATAGCGTCTGCATTAGCGCTTGCTGATGCTGTGTTGGCATTAATAGCCGCTGTGATTGCATTGATCTGCCCAGCTCCAAAGTAATCCCCCTGCTGCTCATATACGGTTGCATCAGAAAATGACACAGTACCATCTTCATTTGTTGACATGATAAACTTCCTACTGCCAGAGAATATATCATCTTTGAAATCAATTTTTAAATCAGCCATTAAACTGCTCTCCTCCTTCCTAGAGTAAACCCGAGTTTCTTCCTGCCATAATACTGCCCGACCAAACCGTTATAAACTTTTAATATTCCTGTTTCCATTCGGTTCAGCTCGTTATAATCAATAAATGGTTGATTCTCATAGAATGTCTTAGTATCCCCGATCTCCCTTGGATATGTTCCTGTATTTATGCTTTCCAAATTAGACTCAAACAGATTGATTTCATCCGGATAATAGTAACTTTCATAAGTCTTGTCATCACCCATATCATTAAAGTCATACCCAATGTAAAGATCAGAAGCCATTTCATTTAGGTAGACCAGGTTATTCTTTATCCGGTTATAATCTTCCGGATTGAAATAGTCGCTGGAAGTCCAGTCTGTTTTTGGTTCTGTCCATGCCATTACATGATCCTCCTTGCTTTTATTGACCCTGAAAGCGTGCCGCCGAAACTTACTGAATGTTCAAGGACCCTTACCTGCAGGTCATCGATATAGTCATTTTCCATGTACAGAATATCATTTGCATCTATACGAGGATCCCCACGGTAAGGTATGCCGTATTCTTTGTCAGCTGACAAGTATTCTCCCATCCACTCACCTACTTCTTTGGCTTGTATTACAGTACTTATCAGTGGATTTCCCCATGTCTTGACTTCTCCACTAGAATTCAATGATATCACTGTTTTTGCAGAAGAAATGACATACTCATATCCTGAAATACTTATTGTGACTTCTGTTTCCTCTGTGAATCCATTCAAGGATACTCTGATATAAAATGCTCCGCTTTCCAGTATTGAAATGCTTTGTCCTGCTCCCGGATCTGAAAGACTGCATACATAACCATATGAAGCATTTGAGAATTCAAAAATGAACTCGTACTCAGTATCTGATGCCGTTACCTTCTCATTAAGCAGCTCCTGCAGCGTGCCTGCCTGATTATACATTGTCCTTGTCAATTGAATAGCTTTCACCTTTTCAAGCTTCGTTCCTGTCGGATTATCCGTCAGATCTAGTGCCTTTTCGAGCGTGTAATCAGTCACCTCACCAAACTCTATAAGATTTACTATTGCTCTGTTATAAGCCGAACCTTTGGTGATCTCGATGATCATTTTATTAAAATCAATAAATTCATGACTGATAACTGTTTCTGTGAGTATCTCAGATATTGTCAGGTCCTCGACTGCTGCCTCGTTAAGAAAGGTATGTATAATTAACTCTTCAGGCGGGATCCCGCCAAATTGCAGCGCTAAATTATAGAACTTGAATGCTGTTTCCAGGGTTATTGCTATCTTTGGGTTATCCTCAAAGAGGCCATCTTCATCTGATGTTACATCACTTACATAACCGGTGTTCAGTAAGACTTTCTCTGAGTCCGGTCTTGGCAGAAAGAACTGCGTTCCGTTGGTCACAGAAAAAGATTTATTCGCAGTTGCATATATATCTTTGGAGCCTGATATCAAAACATTGGCTACATTACTGAAATATGCTTCGTTATCTGATGAAGCTACCATATCCGGAAGGAATGATGATTTCAAATAGATCTTCGCTTCCTGGTCCTGTGACAGAATACACCGGCCGGCATTTGCAATAATCTGCAATGCTTCTTTGTGCATACATACCGGAATCGGGTTATAGACTATTATTGTTTCAAGATATGGATCAATCCAGTAATCACTCTCTTCAAGTCCAGCATCGGTGAGAACATCAACCGCAAGTGCAAAAAGACTTATTCCATCAGAATAGTACTTTCCCTTGTAATATGTATCCTGCATATAAGCAAACCGATCTACATATGAGGTCTGCATCTGTGTGTCATCTGCAGACCATGACTTCATATATACCTTTGCACCAGAGATCCACTCTATTGTTCCATCATTTAACTCATAGCCATATTCAACAATGCATTCCTGTTCGGTCTCAAGAAAATTGATAAGGCTTTCGTCATTGCTTGTGTCATATACGCCTTTGGTATTATCTACTGTTAAGCTGAAATCTATAGCGGGCAGATCTTCTGATATAGGTGAAACTGTGTCTTTCAGACTCGAACTTTTAATGTCTTTGTTGGTAAAAAAGATTCCGATGCCCATCGTGATCTGGTTTACATGCAGCCTTCCATTTCCATTCGACATAGTGGTTGGAGTGATCAAAATATAGGTTGATTGCATGAATATTTCTTCTGTTCGAAAGCTTCCTGAACCATTCCCTGAAATGCTTACAGTATTATTATCTGATTCTATTGTAAAATCGGTCGGAAAAGACTTTCCGAATTCAATCATCATGCCTTTTATGTCATAGGCTGTATCAAAGCTTACCCTAACTGCTCCCAAAAGCTCCGCTGACACAATCCCTGCGTTCAGGACCACATCATCCGGTGAACGTGGAAGAAAGTACATATTTCCATCAGTCTTGCTGTAATCCTGCTCTGCAGTCGCATATAGCAGATCTACTGTGTCATTTTCAAGTGGTTTCTTTAGATTCGACCAATACGTGCACTCTTCTGCATTTTCTACCTGTGCGGATGCCTGAGCTTTCTGATTGATGACACCAATTGATACTCTCAAATATGACCGGTTCCGAAGTGGCTGCTTCATTGCTGTTTTATATGCTGTACTTGCATTCTGCATCAGACCACCCCGCAATCGATTATATTTACTTTGCAATTCTTATACTTCGATGGAAGACCAGTATCTGAATCGATTTCCTGTGGCTCTGCTGTACGATTACCTGGATACATTAAAAGGGTTGCCCATGCATTGTTTACCATATCCGGAAACTTGACTATTACAAAGTAATTGCTGAATTCTTTCAGCATGCTGCTCCATGTCTCTGCGTCCAGGCTGAACCACTGCAGGTTATCTACCTTGTACTGATCCCTGCCTACTTTCTGGCCCACAAATGTTCCGTCTGCATTCTTGCCACCATTGACAAGGGTCGCAACCTCGAAGTTGAGACCCACGTCCGGTGAAGGGAAGGCTTTTCCGTTGACTGTTATGAAACTATTTGCCATATGTACTTATCCCTCCTAAAACTGAAATCCTAATCGTTTTTGAGTTTCTTTTAGTTCCTTTAACATTGATTTGCCATCAAGCTCAACATCAAAATCAAGAGCACTGATCAGCTCAATGAGTTTCTTCAATAATTCAATGATTATAGGCAAATAAATGCTACCTGAATCGGTTCCCTTTGCTAAATTTGCAGCCTTAACCGCCATATCAAGAAGTTTATCTTCGGGTGATACAATTTCACCCTGATGCATATTATCGCCAATCATGGCCAGCTGAGGTGTGTTTGCTTTAACAAATGCACCATTGGCAAGCTTTGGTATTGTAATGGATCCAAGTGATGGAATATTAAAACCAAAAGCGCTGACTCCGGTAAGCTTTGTCACCCAATCCGGTACATCTATCTTTAGGTTATTAAGTGAGCTTATGACAGTATTGATTCCGCTTACTACACCATTCGCCATGCTCTCAATGCCGCCAAGAATGGAATTGATGATTCCCTTCATTTTATCCCAGAGCTGAGTGAACAGATCACTAACGGTATCCTTGATCGACGTGAACACTGTCGTGAAAACGCCTTTGAATGCATCAAGCTTCGCAGTTATATTCTCTATGATCTGATTCCATAGCTGTTCCACATCATCTTTTAGCGTATTCCATACTTCAACTGCGAAATCCTTGATTGTGTTCCAAGCACCTTCCCAGTCACCGGCAAAGACATCTTTGATGAAGGTAATAAATGCAGTAAGCCCGTCCCATACAAGTTTCACAGCGTCGCCTATAAATCCAAACCACATGATAAATGTATTTCCGAGATTTTCAAATATTGGTACCAGGTACGGTAGGATATTATCAATGATCCACTGGATGAATGGGCTTAAATAATTCTTCCAGATCTCAGATATAGCAAGTATCGCAGTCCCTATATAGGTCGTGAATGAATCGAACGCTGGTTTAATATGCTCTTCCATTACAACAGAGAACTTTTCTGCCAACCGGCTAAGAACCGGCTGTATATACTGATTATAGAATTCAAGTACCTTTGCTGAAACTTCTGTCAGTACCTGCTTCATGTTATCGAATGCAGGTTTTACATAAAGGTCATACTTCTCTTCTATGATTGCAAAGCAGTCAGTTATATAATTCTTGATTGACTCCGTGATGGTCTCAATAGGCTCCAGAGTCCCCTCGATTGCCGTCTTGATTCCCTCTGAATTCTCGGTGATCGGAGTGACCACCATATCATAAAAATCAGCACCAAAATTCGCTATCAGTTCTGCGGATCCAAGGAAACCTTCCGAAAAGATTCCCATAATGTTGGCAGAAATCCCTACTGCTGAATCACTGGTCAGTATTCCGCTGATTTCTCCGATAAAATTACTGAATTTCTCAGATGTCTCAGCAAGTTTTGTTCCTGCATCAAAGATACCGGTTAATTTACTTGTTATCGATTCGGAATTCTCATCAAGGAACTGATTAAATCCACCGATCAGGTTCAGCGCTATGTTCGTGCCTACCGTTACGAATTTGCCTATGTATGCCCCGATAGCAGATATATACGAATCAATGAATGCAGATGCAGACCCGGCCAGATCACTGTTTGTAAAGATTCCTGATAGGTTATCTTTTATCCCATCCAGGTTCGTTTTAAGATTTGAAAAATCTACTGTCTTAATTGGATTCAGGAAGCCGGTTGTGAACTTATCACCGATATCAACACATAACTGCTTTATTTCTGTAAACTTCTCTGCAAGCTTGTTTACCTCTTCCACGGCTTCACTGGTTGTATCTGCTACTGTAGAAGATTCATCCGTCGAATCACTGGATGTGTCAGTGCTGGTATCGTTAAGTACATTTATTTCATCTATTCCAATTGATCCAGCAGCTTTTGCCGCTTCTGTCGCTGCATCTGTCACGCCATTAAGGCTTGATGTGGCTGTCTCTGCATCGGATGCAATGCTGCTCGTTGCAGTGCCGGAAGAAGCTTTTCCTGAGACTGCTTCCGTAAATGACTTAAATGCATTGGCTGCGATCTGAAGCTTGCTGATCAATGTGTTTACTGATTTAATGATAGGAGTGAAAAGGTTTATGAATCCCTGCCCCAGCGTTGCTTTTAAGCTGTCAAATTGCAGACCGAGGATCCTTACCTGGTTCGCCCAGCTGTCTGAAGTCCTTGAAAAGTCGCCCTGTGCCAGCGAAAGCTTATCCGTTACGAATGAATACCGTAGCATGACCTTTTCTGCCTCTGACATTGCAGATGTTGTCTTGCCAAAGCCGTTCGCTAAAGCGTAACTGTCAAGAGCACTCTGTGTCATTACGACACCAAGATCTTTTAGTGACTCTGTTTCACCCGTGAACACTGATTTTAACTTTGTATAGGCTTCGTCCTGGCTGATATTGTAGAATGATGCAAGATCTCCGGACAGTCCTGTCAGTGATGTGCTCATATCATAAGCTGCATCGTCCGATAGCCCAAACGCTTTCGCCATGGATCCAAATGTGCCGGTGAATTTCTTCGCCATGGTCTCAGACAGACCAAAGCTTGCCGCTGCCGATTTTGCAAATTCGTCTACCTTGGTGCTCATGCTGCCAAATGTAACATCAACCACGTTCTGTACTTCTGTCAGATCGGATCCCAGTTCGATACATGCGGATCCAAAGTCAATGATTTTTTTTACAGCAAACGCAGCTGCCAGGGCAGCACCAGCTTTTTTAGCAAGACCAGTAATGCCCTGCATCTGCTTATTAAATCCGTTCTTATTTACGACCAGATCAAGACCAATCTGTCCTACGCTTTCAGCCGCCATTATGATTCACCTGCCTTTATAAGTTAAAGGTCATCGGCACATAATGGCTCTACTTGACTCTTAGTTTTATCTCAAATTCTTTCCTGCATGTCCTTCCTTTGCATCGTACAAATATTCCTTTTGCTATCGCTTCATCCGTGTAGCATATTGGCATTTCGTATCCACAGTGAGGGCATTTTATTTTCTTAACCATCTTGCTTTTTATCTCTTCAATTGATATCACCTACTTTGCAATTGCAGCAAACATGTTTTCAAGGTTCTTCATTTCTCTGTTAAATGTTAATACATCCATTTTCTGAGCGGTGCTGTTCCTCCACTCATTCCGGATCCGGTTCTGTTCTTTTGTGAAATGTTTCAGTACGTTCTTATCTTCCTCAGCACGAATACTTACTATTCTGCCAAGTGGTGTTTCTGCGCTTAATCCGCTAAGCAATGAAGCAAATTCTCCCCATTTCATGGTCTTAAATACATCCGAATAGATACGGACTCCATATTGAGACAAAAAGCTTGAAACGATCAGGTCCCAGTCTTCGAACAGATCATAAAACGGATCACTTACTCCCCCTGATTACTTTCACCCGTGACAAGACTAATGGCCGACATGACTAGTATCTGAAAATCTGGCCATTGCAAATTCATATCAGCGATTTTTTTTCTGTCAGCTTCACTAAACATTAATTCATACATTGATATGATTGTGTTTGGAGAAACATCTTTGCCGTCACCTATAAGCTGCATGACTTTAAGCATTGTTGATGCGTCAGCATTCACTTCAAACACTTTACCTTTTACTTTCAGCTTCGGGTTATCCTCAAAGCTCAGTTTTTCTGTAATATCAATTACTTTTCCCATGATCTTATCCTTTCAAAAAGAAAGGCAAAAGAAGGACAGCTTCTGCTGCCCCTCTATGCCATATTATTAAGTAGCTGCCGTATATGTTGGCTTGCCCTTGCAATGTACATCGAATTCCAAAGGCTCAACATTGGTACTATCTCCACCGCCTGAGTTCTTCACGTCAACAACGCATGGGAATTCCACCTTTGCACCTGTTGGAAACGTCCATTTAAAGAGCGTTACCACGTCATTACCAAGTTTCCATGTAAGGCCTGCGACATAATCATTTCCGGCATCTCCTACCGTTCTCTTTCCCTTGAAGGAAATAGAAAGCTTTTTACCGGTAAGCATAGCCTCTGCCCATCCCTTTGCTTCCATCGGGTTCCAGTTCTCAATGGTCCCATCAATACTCAAGCCGAATGTTTCAAGATTTGCAATAGCTACCATTTGTTCTGTGGTGCTGGCTAATCCACTCGTGCCAATAGCAAACTCATTGTCGTATACTGGGTATACTGTTCCTGCCATATTACTACCTACCTTTCATAAAATATGTCTGCTTCAATTACCTGCTCGTTGATGCCTTTTTCATCTTTATCAACATCGATCGGCTCTTCCTGAAGCAGTTTAAAATAATAAATCTTTTTGTTATTGATCATAACCTGTCTTACGCTTTCAAGTGCTTCATACAGACTTGCGGCCGCAGCTTCTGTCTCGCTAAAGCTTTTATTCCAGTGAATCAGAAATGACACCTGCTTGACTTTGTAGGTGCCAGTGTTTCCAAGACTTACAGAAGGAGGTCTGCTTGTTTTTCTCTGATATACACCAATTGAAAGGTTCTTCTTGTTATCCAACTTACCGGTATACACATTTCCATCCGCAGCAATACCAAGTGTTGCAATATAATCCCTTACATCACTCAAAAAAAGCATTATAAACCTCCTTCCTGCCTGTAAAACTCCTTAAATGCATTCTTGCAGAAGTCTTTTGCCTCTCCATCAATCCAGTCCTCATGCCATAATCCTTTTGCATTAGCATTCTCAGTCTTCCTGAAGTTAAATTCAGGATGGAAGTAGACTTTTCTTGCATATGGGACAGTTGATACCAGGGATGCTTTACCATTGGCACAATCAGAATAGTCAACAAATGTACTCTCATTCTGCAATGCACCTGTATTCCTTGGCATTACCTGTGCCTGAACTTCCTCTGTATGCAGTGCCTCTGCTGTTTTTTCAAGAGCAGTAATCTGCGCTTTTGCCAGCTGGTTCACCTTTGTCATGTTTATCTTGACTACAGAATTCACGTTTATCAACTAAATCAACTCCACTCTGCAATGATTTACTGTTCCATCGGGGTTCCTTGCCTTGGTCCCTCTCAAGATACTTCTCTGTTCGCTGAATATTGTTGCTGTTCCTTTGCCTATGGTCGGAAGATCAGGTGCAATATCTCCCGGAAACAATGCCACTCCGGAAAGCTGCACATATTCTTTTTCCGCGGTCATTATCATCTTTGATGAGTCCTGATAATTACATTTAGCATCTACAGCAACAAGTGCTTTGGGATCTCCGTAATTATCAAGCTCTTCAGATTCAAATTCCAAATGAATCGGCGTTGTGCAGAATCTTTTATCAACAACACATGGAAATCTCATGTCAATACACCCCCAGTCTTGGACCGCAAAGCCCAGTCTGACATAACCTTTGATAGAGATCTGCCCTGATTGCGACACCATTTTGAACCTTTGTGTTCCATCCAGTACCAAATGACATTGATACGCCGTTGATGCCATAGCTTTGTAGGACGTTCTCAATATAATCCTGATACTCATATTCGAAGTCTGCTAGGCTGCAGCACACTTCTTTTACAGCCTCCTGCTGGAACTCAGTAAGCTCAGAAAAGCCCTTACCCACAATTCGGTTGTAAGTAAGGGCATCAATGTGCCGACTTGCCTTTTTTAGTTTTGTTTCCAGCTGATCATCAGGAATTATTGCTGTGCAGTGTTCTCCTGAGTAGTATTCTTTACTGGCATAAACCTCTAAGGCCATGTTATCACCTATTCTTTCTGTGCTGCCTTGATCTTCTCAAGAATACCTTCCTGAGTTGTTGCTCTTCCAAGATCAATGTTGTTTTCATCAGCATAAGCTCTGAGCTCTTCGACTGTCATTAACTTTAACTCATCAGTCTCAGGCTCGTTACCCTCCTGATCTTTATCAACTCTGTCTGCTGCCTTTTCTTCGGATGTTTCTGCATTTCCATCTACATCCTTGATCGTTTCCTCATCAAGTGATACATTTGTGATCACTTCATACTTATGATCTTTAAACCAGCTTGCCAGATGGTCGCTCTCAGTTTCGCCGATCCCGTTTAAAAAAGAGACCGAAGCTACCTTACCAGTAAACTTTTTCACCGGAGATTTGATCGTATACTTCATTCAGACATCCTCCTTATTTGATCTTTACATTCGTGAACTTGCCGGCTGCCTTCGAAGCTTTTAGTGCAATGGCTGCAACCATTTCGACTTCACCAGTCTTTACTGCGCCTGCAGTGCTGAAATCAGGCAGCCATGACTTTACTGGTGCCTGCCCGGCCATTGATACTCCATGGAGTCCATCCAACCCAAGTCTGCCAAAATATAAAGACGAAATACCAGTTGTAACATTTGTTGCAATGACATCATCATTGGATCCAGCTTTTGCTCCCATATCAACAAGTCTGATGCCATTGTATGTTTCTACCTGCTGCCCCCATGAATCCTTTGTCTCATTGTATTTACCGGCGAGTTTTGCACACAACTGGATAACAGAAATAAAATCTGTATTACCAGCAATGAAAGAAGGTGTTCCATCCAGTTTTTTTAGAAACTTGTCAAGGTAGAACATGAATGTTACGTAATTTGCTTCAATCAGTGCTGCTGTTGACATATCTAAGGTTGAATCCAGTGAGAACTCTGTGGTCGATCCAGTAACTGCTGAATCCAAGCCATCAAAAGCATTCTCGTCAGATGCGCTGTCACCATTGATAAACGTATCATTGAACAAGGCTCTTGCTGCTTTGATTTTCTGTGTCATCTGAAGATCTACCTCTGATACAATACCGCCCATTCCTGCGATAATTCTATCGATTTCAAATGCACCGCCGAACACTTTAAGTTCACATGTGTGTTTTTCTTTGGATACTGTCGACGGAACATACTCACTATTCACAGCACGAAATGTAGCTGTTGGCTGTGTGTTAAGTCTTGTATATCCGTAAGTGAGCGTTGCTCCACCGCCTGTTGGTGATACTGCATCATCAAACGTAATGTTATCAAGAATGTAACTCGATTTTCTAAATTCATCGATAACTCCCATCTGTAAATCATCCTGCACATTCTTTTGTGCTTCTACTAAAGTAATAGCCATAACCTATACCTCCATTATTTTTTCTGATAGTGAGAAGCAATTGCATCTTTCATCGATACAGTTTTATTCTCACTTGTGTTTGCTGCCGGCGTAATCCCACCTATTCTGAATCCCGGCGCACTTTGATTGTTATTATTTTGCTGAGCAGGTTTTAGTCCCGGAATATCTTCAAGTACCTTATTTAAAGCTTTCTTCACAGCTTCTTTATCAACTTTACCATCCTGTCCCTTAACATTGCTAAGGTCAGCCATTTTGATTACATATGGTATTGTTTTGCTGTCAATCTCAAGCCCAACAGCTTCTACAGTTGCAATACTGTTAATCTCTGAGGTGTCAGCCTTTGATTGCAGTTCAGTGATCTGGGTCTGTAATGCTGCTACATCAGGGCTATTCTTTGCTTTTTCATCCTTGAAAGACTTGATTGCCTTGTCCATTTCCTCCTGGCTGAGTCCCTGTTGCTTAAAGTATCCTTTCAGGACTTGTTCCTCCGCTACGTTTTGTTTTCCAGTAACCAAATTTGCCAGTTTTTCATAATCAATAGCGGGTGCGGCTGTCTGCTGCTGCTGTTGTTGCTGTTGCTGCTGGTTTCCCTGATCTCCCTGTCCCTGATCTCCTTCTGCAAAAAATTGAATGTTCAATGGTAATAAAGATTTCTTCATTTCTCCTGCTCCTTTCAGTTGTAAGAGTGTCTCTCTTTCTCAGTTGTCGGGTGTCTCCCGTGTTTCATCAGTTTTCAGTGTGTCTCACCGTCTGCACCTTTTAAATATTATGTCATAAGCATTTTGGACATAAAAAAAGCGCCCTGCTGCCAGTTCGCTGATTTCCATAACAAAAATACCACCTATCATTTTACTGATCGGTGGTATTACTTTTGGTTCGCTTCTTTTTCTGCTTTCTCTTTTCTTCTTTCAATTTCCTGATCATAAAAAAATTTTGCCATCGCTTCGGCTTTTGCAATGTTCTCAGGAGAATCATCATCCAGTGCTGGCATATTGTTATAATCGAACTCTTTGTACTTTGTTTTATCTGACATACTCAACGCCATACCTTTCTATGATTTTTAATATTTCGTCTGCAACATTACCTTTTGCAGTTTTCTTTAGTTCTTTTATTTTATCATATAATTCGACTAATTGGAAGTTATTCTTTTTGGTCAAAGAGAATGTTTTTCCCTTGTTTGTAACTATTGTCATTGATTTTACTTTTGTGTTCAAAAATGAGTTTATATCTTCATAAGAAAACGTGCTACCTTTTGGATGATTGTGTGACCAAATTACGCTGTTATCTTTTGCTTTCATCATGAAGACTCTTGCGTCTGCATTTGCACTTGCTAAAACACTTGATTCATCACCCAAAACAGTTAACATACTATCGGAGTCCATTGTGTACATTCCCAGAACTTCGTTGCTATTATTTGTATCTTTGGCTACCCGTAAAAGTTCTTCATGAAATTGCTTGATCTTTGCATTTTCAGCCGCCGAGAATTCGCTTATTCCCGGGTCTTTGATTTTATCGATTGCAACATCTGTAATATTAACTTTTTTCTTTGATGTGCTTGCCTGCTTTGCCCATTCTTTATATTTTACATCATATTTCTTTTTATTATCTTCATCAAGTGCACCGTCTCTTAATCTTTTGAACTTATCTGCCTGTCTCTTCGCATAATTGTCTTTCTGATCAGATTTATATGTATCTTCAATCTGCTTCAAGTCTTTTCTTGAGTACGATGCACCCTCAGAGCTTATTCCGGGAAAGAATGTCGTATGACTGTCCCTGCAGCGCGGGTGATAAAGTCCATTCTTCATGGCCGTGCTCATAAGCATATGCTTTCCGTCTGACTTTCCTCCGCTCCACACATCATCAACCATTACTTTACCTACATATGGCAGGCACAGAGGGCAGGCATTACCGCGCTTATTCATGATGACTGTAGCAATTCCCCATTCCTTACGCTTTTCGCCCTCCCCGGTCAAATAAGCGCGCTTGCTTGCCGTCTGGATTGCCATGAAAGCATATTCTGCCAGTGTGTGCCTTGCTCCGTTTGCATACTCAACACAATTCAGTCCTCTGCTCATGAAATCCTTGGTCGCCATATCAACGGCCTTTTCGTATGTCCCGGCTCCTGTATTGGCATAAACCTGTGCATTGAATATAACTTGACGGTATTGATCATTTGCCATTCTGAGAATAGCGCTTTCTGCTTTCTGCATATCATTCGTTGTTGCTTTGATTAGCGCTTCAAGCTTTCTATCATTCAGTTTAAAGAATTCGCCCATTGTCTTTACGCTGCCTTTTAGTGCGGCATCCGGCTTCCATCCGTTCTTGATGGCATTCAGGATCTGGATCTCCTGCTGCATGTTGCCATTTGCCCTGGCGTTCTGTACCAGCGCAGTGATTGAACTGTTTATATCAGAAAATCGGCTCGAAAACATTTCTTTATTCAGCTGCTTGTACTTTTCTAACGCTTTCAGCTGCTCGACCTGCCACATGGACCATTGCATTCCTTCTTCGATCTCTTCCATGTGATGCCTTTTCATATTGCGGATCATTGATGCCATCAGTTCGTTTTCTATCGCCTTGAATGCTTTCTCGATATCATATTCATCCAATCGAATCACCTGCCATTCGAGAATACCTTGAACCCATTTACCCTGAATTGACGCGTCAGCTTTTTAAGTTGTGTCATGCTATCGCACTTGTCACAGCGGAGCTCTGCATAATCATCCTTTTCAACGGCATATATGCCAAATGGTACCTGTTCAGATGCTATTTTGAGCATTCCATTATACTTTTCCCTGTTCATCTGGTACAGGTGGTTCATTACTTTTACTTTCATCTATCACTACCCCCTCGATATTCACAGCTGGATCATTTACCACTGCAATTCCTTGCTCTGCTTTTATTCTTTCAACTTCGGCTTTCTTTTCTTCATCTGTCCAAGTATCGCCATACATCTGCTCGACTGAAGTCTCAATGCTCATTACTCCATAGCTTTTAGCTTTGCCGACTGTTTCGACTGTACTATCAAAGTCAGGTGATGCATATTCTCCAAATTTGATAGAAGCTTTGTATTCACCAGCTTTTTTTTCGTTCATGATGTCATTTACCATCATTACACACTCTACGAATCCAGGGATTGTTTTAGTTAATGCATCTACGATCTTTGACCTTACTTCCATAGTGACTTTTTCTTTTTCTCTTTGAGATTCAGAATTATCGGTCTTTTTTAGATCTATGCCAAGTGAAGCCGGAGAAATAACTCCCTGAAGCACCATATCCATGAATGAAATATAACTATTTAGATATGCTTCATATGCGATTTGTGGTTGCGATATGTCAATCTGCGATTTTTTGCCCTCTCCCATATCATCACCAATGGCAATGAAATCATTATCAAAAGGATTTGCGGGCATGAGCTCACCATTTTCCGGATTCCTTGGTATCAGGTTCTCTGGTATATACCGTTTTATTCTTCCAAGCCTTACAGCATCAAGCCACTGACTGATTACTTCGTCCAGAGCATCTATTACATCAGTCTTCAGATCGAACAGAGCTTTACCTCTGCCTTTGTATTTACTTGACTTATGTACCATGTATGGGCAACCCATAATAAAATCCATATCGTAGGCTGCGTCTTTAAGTTCCTCAGTTTCTTTAAGTGCAGATAGCTTTGCTTCATGCCCCTCTTCATCAAATAGCTTGTATTTCACATAACCGCAGCCATACGTTTCTTCTAGCCGGTACTCTTTGCTGCCTGATGAATATGTTGTATAGTATTTTATCTCTTTAAGCTTTCCACTCTTCCGAACAAAATCAACATCGTCAGCGTCAAAAAACTCAATTCTTGGATAAATACTTTCAGGATCAATATTAATCTTAAATGCACCGTCACCAGAGGAAAGAGCTCCTATAATTGCCTCTTCGATGATATCCAGAAAGTCATTATCCTTTGCTATCTCATCCCATAAGTCTTTGATTGGTTTCTTGTCTGATTTTTCACCAAATTCTATCTTTTCAAAATCTGCTGTAATTATGTCCTTATACCGGTCAATTACTATTCCCACAATACCACTGTGCATTTTTCGTACACTGCCCTGACTTACTGATGCCCAGAACCTTGTTTTCTCAACATCGTATTGTGCTATCGCTTTGAAAAACTGCTCTATCTCAGCCGGATCACCACGATATAGTATCTTATTCTTTAACACATTCGCCCTGAAGCTCATTGGCTCTTTTATAACAATTTTTTTGTCTCTGGCCGGTTCAATCCTGAGAAGCTTTAAAATAAAATTCTTAAACCAATTCATAGTCGCTCTCCTTATGTTTTCATTACACCTATGTTTTTCACATATGGCAACCAGCTATATTGCGTTGAGTTGACCATGTGATCATTCTTATCTTCCGGTGTGTTGTCCTTCTTTTCGTCCCAGCTGTAAGACTCCAATTCATGGATATAATGCATACAATGCGACAATACATAGTAATCAGGTTCCTTACCTGTGTCATTATCAAACGACATCCATCCAAGCTGCATGTTGATACGATCAATGATCTCTGTTTTCTTCCATGCATCATTAACGATGTATACGGATCCTTGAGTCCTTTTGTATTTCTTCCATTCTGTCATTGTTGCCTGATCAGCTGAGTCAAGAAAGATATTCCTAGCAAGTCCCCATTCCTTACGGTTACGTTCCATAAAGTCTACCAGGTTCTTTATTGTATCTGATGGAGCTATCGGTGTCTGTAGCTCTGCGTTGTTATATACTTTCTCATCCAGTACAATGCACTTACCTTTATTGGTAATTCCAGTGAAACTGAATGAGATTGTATCTGGGCTCTTCTGTGAGTATGACGTATCAACACCTGCAGTAAAGTGAACGAACCATTCATCTTGACTCTCTCGACTTACTCGATCATATGATCTGATGTACCGCTTAGCCCATTCTTTTTCTTTGGTATGGTGTTTTCGGTCAAAATTGCTGAATACAAGGCCGGTCGCCCTGCCTCGTATCCCGATGATCTTGTTCTTCCAGAGCTTCGTACCCTTTGGCACATTCAGTATGATCTTGGCTAGCTTTTCTTTTGTTAGACCTAAATTGTGATCAAAAGAAAAGAACCAATGCACCCATCCGGGCTTCGGTTCTTCTGTAAGCATATTATTTATTTCATCCGGTGCATCCGCTTTATACTCAGGAAGCGGTCTGCTGCAGTTGATGTATTCCTTGTATACTGGCAGACTTGGATCATCCGGGTTAAGTGTTGCCATCATGTAATCTGATCGCATGGCAGCTTCTCGAACGAAGTCTATATCTGCCGTGTTAACCTCATCGATATAAAGGCATCCATACTGACCGCCGAGTGCTTTCTGCCACTTCTTTTTATCTCCGTACCCCATAACATAAATGACCTTGTCACCGTTATTTGTATGATAAAGGATGTGTGGAATCTTTTCATCCTTGGTGCCGTTACCGTTATACTCTGTCAGGATCCCGAAGTCATCTATGATTCCAAGATCCTTGTTGATTATATTCTTTTCTGCTGTACCGGTATCCTTCGCGGCTATGATATGATACTTTTTCTTACTCTCTGCTACCAGAAGCATGAACTTGAAGATCCCTACTGTCGTCTTTCCTGCTGCCGTGGTCCCTTCCAGGAACTCGACCGGTGCATCATGTTTGAGAAATGCCTTATATTTATCAGATAAAAGCAGCTGCTCTTTGCTCAAGCTTAATCACCCCTTAGCTGAGTGAGTATTGTGTCGAGTTTGTTCTTTTCCTCCTGAACTCCTGATATTTCGAGTTTATCCTTGAACATTCCTAAATGCTTGCCGCATAGTTCAAGGGCCTTTATCTTATCATACATCTTGATTTCTCTTTCAACGATTTCGCCTTCTTCTAATGGGATTATCTTTACCTTTACCGAAGCAATGGCGGCCAGATCATCTGCTGCCGCGTCTTCTTTTACTGTTGCTTCGTTGAAATTAATCAAATTATTAGGATTAATCAGTCCGATTCGTGCCAACTCCATGATTATTCTATCCTGGTTAATTCCTGTCCGTTTGGATCGTACTGCCATTGACTTATCTATACGCGCGCGAATGTCAGGTTTTGTCAGGTTTTCAGATCCGATGGATCTGGCGGTTTCCGGAGAATATCCGGCACGAATTGCGGCCTGTGTAGCATTCAGATCTATCAGGTATTCGTCTATAAATTTCTTCTGCTTTGCTGTCATTGCCATACAGGCTCACATCCTTTCTTTTGTATTTAAAAAAGCACCCCGAAGGATGCTCTCTTTATAATAAAAACTATCTATTTTCTATTTATCGTCATCTTGACCTATCAGTTTTGGGAAAAAACTTTCTATTAACTTAATTTCTCTATTTGGGAATAGTTCTTGAATTTTTTCTGAAGTATCAATTGATGCATATAATTTTGTACCTGTTTCAATTATCATAGACATTTTTTCTACGCTTTTTTTAACTTTTGAAACCTCTTCGTGATTTAGGTCTTTTCCTGATTTTTCTACAACATCTTTTACGCAATCATCCAATGCAATTTGTTTTAAAGCTTCAAAAACTTCAACGGTTCCATTTAATACTTTATTTTTTTCTACCATATTATCATATTGTATCTTCTGTTGATCTATTGTTATTAAATCTGCACGATATTTGTTTACGCAATTTAGCAAATATCCAACACCCATTAAAAACAATGCTGTGCCTGATATTACTAACCATATAGAGCCTGAATCAGTTCGTATTACTCTAGAGCTATTGGCTTCAATTTCTATAGTTGGGCACTGCGTAAGGACAATATTCAAATCACCAATTATTTTTCCGAGTTTTGAAAGCTCTATGTTATCAGGTATATTAACATCTAAGCTATTTGTCTCATCATCAACTTTTTCTTTTGATTCGACTAAATCAATTATTGTTTCCATTTTACGCAATAAAATCAACACTTTACTATAAAAATTTCCAAACCAGCTTTCATCAAATCTTATTACACCGCCTATAAAAAAAGAAGCTGGAATATAATCAATTATATCTTTTGTAACTTTATTCAGGCACTCAATTTCGTATATAGCAAAAATTGATTTCTCTATATCCTTCCAATTTTCAAATGTAAATTCATTTTGTCTGTTTGCCAGTGCTTTTCTATTTGCCTTAGTTATACTTTGTAGAATTGGTTGGTTTGCTTTACATATCTTGTAAATATTCGTTAGTCTCATGTATATTTTTTCCTCCCCTTTTCTTTCCACTTTACTACTTTTCACTAAAAGAAGAAAGACACCTAACAAAATTGAAAGATGTCTTTCTTAAGGGGTTGCGTGGTTGAAGGTTTACCTTTTTCCGGTAATTTTTCACTTACACAATAACACAGGTTACGAGTAACATTCAATAACATTAATTTTATTTAGTGCAACATCATGAATTCTAAATACTTGCATTTTTGAGTAGCTCAATTCCTTTGCTATAAGAGTCCACTCCTTAAATTCGATATATCTTCTGCGTAATATCAGACTTTCTACGCCATCCTGAATGCCTACAATCATACTTTCTATTTCTATCTTACGTTTCAGACATTCTTCCTTCTGCAATATGATTTTAGTTTCCAATACTTCAAGCATAACCATAATGTCGGAAAGATCTGACTGCTTATTCCCCTTTGGCATATCAGAAAGCTTCTGTGTCTTGGCTGATTGCTCTTCCTCCCGTTTTCCCTGCATCTGTTCTTCTAATGACCTAAGCTTGCAGCATAGGTTCTTATAGCTTTGTAAGTATTCTTTTATCTTTTCGATATCTGACAACTTTTCTCACCCCTCTGCTTTGTTTTAACCCTGCTGCCTGCTTCGCATTATATAATGGGTTTTATCAGAAACTTGCAATCTTCTGAATCTTTTCTAGTGCCAGCATTATTTCTTCCGTCTTTTTATCGCCTATTCCTTTGACTGATGAAATGGCAAGTTTTATATCTGCTGGCTTGATCTGCTCGTCCGTTGCTGCCTGCTCACCATTCTTTACTCCAAGATCATAGATCTCTTTGATGTAGGTCTCCATCTGGTGATGGTCCATTCTTTTGATATCCTTATACGTCTTTCTGTTTAATTCAAATTCTTTTTTCATTCTATCCCCTCTCTGTTAGCCCCTGCTGCCACTCCGCTGCAATCTACATCGTCTTCCCCTGCATCCATTTCGCATACTTCTTCGTCTGTCTCTAATTTGCTTTTTATCACCTTGCAGCCAACTGCTGCCTCCATGGTTTCATTAAGGGTAATCATGAGCTCATATGTTTCGTAGATCTCTTCATCGATATCAGCTGTATAGACTATTCTCATGCTCTTTTCCTCCGTCACTGCTACCAGCATTTGCTGTTGTATTTTATCAATCTTTGTCGAATACCGTTACACTCTCAAATACATTGCCTATACCCAGGATGCAGTACCCGTCCATAAGTCCAAATTGCGGACAATCACTGAGCTTGTAATACACTTTTACCTTTACATAATTTCTCGTGAAGTGATCATCCTTCCATTCTTTCAGCTTCAGAACATCACCGACTTTAAAATTACGATCATCTTTCCTGAGTTCAAATTTTTTTGAGCCATCCAGTATGTCGTTTAAATATTTTGGTGATATCTTTAATCTATGTATCATCCTCATCCTCCTCATTCTCTTCCTGTTCATCTTCATCGTGTAACTTACCAAACCGTCCACACTCTCCGCATTCCTGGCATGGATAGAAGCGGTCTCTTTTACATGGTTCACCTGCCATTATTCTCCCTCCACACATTCAATCTCAATCCTTACCCTTATTGAGTTACCTTCATACGCTCCGCTGGTGCTCCTGACTATTTCAAGCATGTTCTGAGCTTTATTACAGAAGAGTGACAGGTTTCTTGCTGCCTGAGGTGAGTTCTTAACCGGTAGTGTTAGTTCTGCTTTGTATTCTTTCATAGGCTTCTCCTCTCCTGCTGCCTTGCAGCTGTGATTTTTTACTCGAGTAAAAGAAAGTGCTGTTCTTCCAACCTCTCATACAATGTTCTTCCAGTGTTGTCTACGATGTAAGGCATAAATATTTCCTGCATCTGTACCATTTCTATATCCAGTAGTGCCATCTGTGCTTTTACCCAGTCAAGCAGGATCCTCCATGCTACTCTTTCAGCCTGATCGGCCGTATCCTTGACTGCTTTGTTTGTTTTTCTCTGTTCTCGCAGGATCTTCATGCATTCTTCTACCTTTACCGGTAATTTGATCGGTATCTGACTGCTGCCGGTGTCGATTAAGAAAGAGAGGCCTGTTATTCGTTCGCCCTGGTACTCCTTCATAATTGATTTTGCTCTGTGCTTGATCAGGACATACTCGATTTCCGATGCAGACTTAAAAGCGTCTATTGTTGTTGTATAATTTAGTATTGCCATTTGTTTCTCCTTTCAGTATTCGCAACGATTTTTATTCCATTTATGTAAGGTTTCTCCACTTTTTGTGATATAGTGAATTCATAGGAGGTGTTTTATGTTTTTTGATAGTCAATTACTAACATCTGAAGATCTCTATAATGGAATGGATGGCGCTGGTCGTTATTTGCGCGATCTCTTTTTGGAGTTGATAAAAATATCAGAAGTGCAAGCATTTATTGCGGCTGCAATCTTTGACACAATAGTTGCCATTGTTCTTCGTAAGTTGGGGTTACGTGCGAAAACTATAGGCTTCATTATAGGCTTAATCGGATTTATTGAACTTGTTTTAGGTGCAGCTATTCAATAAACTCAGCAAGACCCTTTTTTTCCGTTGCATGTTTATCTTACATCAACAAAAAGCTCTACCTCCCATCATAAATTATGCTTCTGCTGTTACCTTGATTCCCCTGCTGCCTTCGATCTTGATTTTTCCCTTTGCTGTTCTTGATATCTTGGCTTTGATCCCTGTCGGTGTCTGAATCTGTACCCAGTCCAGTTCATACTCTGCAACCTTATCTGCTGCCATATGCAGATATTCTGCACTCTTATCTGCAATCGATACCCCATTCCCTTGTTTTAAAAAGATATCATCAATCTTTTTATGCACTCTCTCTTTTGCCTTTTCTTTGGATGCATACTCTCTGGCAGCTTCACAATCACATTGCTGCGTGACTGCTTCATCAACTTTCTCCTGTAACCACCCGAAGATAGTTTCTACCGTTGCCATCTGTCCACAATATTTACAGGCACCTTCCTGCGTAACTACTCCCACTGGCTTCTCTTTCTTTAATTCCTTTACATCATCAGCTAGCAT